ATTATTCCTGACATTATTCAATTGCAGCCTAATCCCAAGCGGACGGTGAAGTTGACAAATACACCGGCTCCTCAATTGTCTGGGGTACTTGTCCAAAATACAACACTGACAAACACTGAACGTGATATTCTTGCCGCCAACCCAGTTACAGCTGTACCAGAACCAGTTTTAGAACCAGTTGCCATGTCTAACGCCAACGAAACTGATAACGCAAGTATAGTACAAGTATTAAAAAATTCAGCTGTATCAAATAGCAATTCTCGTGAAAACATACAATCATTAAGTTTGGATAGTAAATTAGAATTACAAGACTATCTCACAAAGATGTTTGTACCGATTGTGAAAAATAGTTCAAAAGAATTAACCCCCTTATTGGACTTCCATATGCAGTGCACTGAAGTAATTGTAGAACTATACAATCGTTTTGTGAAATAGACTATAGTACACATATATATCAATGAAATATAGTTATACTATCTATTTTTTAGTTTGATTTCAGAATATAGTAATTTACCTGTTTTTCCATTGCATAAAATTGATAATTATTGGCCAATATAATAAAAACTATCTTATATTTAGTTCTCGAACTTATACATAATGAATCCTATGTTCAAATTTGGTCTTCGTTCCAAACCTACACAATTTACTCGTGGAAAAACGGAAGATACATTGTGTGATTTAACCCAGCGGTATTTGTTAAACTGTTTGAATCACGACGAACATCTTATAGATATCGTTGTAACAAATAAAAGTTTGGCTGAAACCGACCAATGGAAAACCCGTACGACGATCAAGTTCCAAAATCAACCAGATGAACGGTTTGCAAATATTCAAATCGACATCTTATCCAGTAAAAACACGAGTGATTTCCATAATATTAACGATTATATTACAAATATCATGACTTGTACTAATAAGGCAGACCTACCAAATATATTGATTGTATGTTATCATTCCAAACGTGTCTGTGAAGATTTGATTAGGTTGATTCGTGCATTCAGTGGCGAAACATTTGTTCGTATCACCAGTCATTTCAAATTTCATATTAATTTTGATGAACCTGATGCAAATCTAGGTGTAACCACTAAATTTTTAAAAAGAGTAAAACCCTACATTGAGTCTGGCCACATTAATGGCATATTGTTTATTACAGCCACGCCCGTCGCCGAGTTTTGGAAGATGTTAGCAACTCATGGTATTACCACACTGTTAAATTTAAATAGTGATTATATGGACAACTTCGACAACGAATTAGAAGAATATCGTTCGTTTAAGCACCATGATATCGTGTTGTTAGATAACGATACTACAAATCCGCTTAGCTATATTGAGGAAGTATTTAAACGCAAGTTGATTGATGAAAATACGCGTCAAATATTGTTTGCACCTGCGCATATTAGATGCGAACCAACTGATGGTAAATTATTAGTCGGTTCACATAGTGAAGTGACAGAATATTTCTTGCAAAAAGGCTATTGTGTTCTTCTCATGAATGGAACATTCAAAGGATTCAAGTTTCCTGATTGTTCCACTGTTACGCTAGACGAGTTCAAGCAACAAAACAACATTGTTGGTGAGTTGCGCGATAGTTTACGGAGATGGAATATGCTATATCCAAATATGAATCTAGCTATCACAGGATATTGGGTAATTGAGAGAGGGATAACCTTTAATACAGATGGTTTTGGATTTACGTCGATTATTCTATCAAACTACCATTTACATTCATTAAATCGATTGATTCAAATTGCCGGACGCGCAAGTGGCGGTAAGAAATATGTAAACACAATGAAGATTGTCTGTACCCGCGATGTTAAAAATGCGGTAATTGAATTCAATGAAAACTTGGAAGCAATATGCAGGATGAATCCAAGTGAATTTAATCAAACTGACTTCGTAACATCTGCTAATACTATTCCAGTAAAAGTAATATTTCACGATGAAGAATATCTTCAATTGATATTAGCCATTCGCGATAGAGCTAAGCCTAGGTATAAACAACAATTGCATCAATTATTTTGTGATGGACTGGACACTGGAAAATTGCAACTAATCGACAAGAATAACGTAAAAAAACTAAACATTCACATGAGAGACCTTAAGGGTGTCCGCATGTATAAAAACGGGGATAGTATTGAATCGCGTAGATACAAGCAATTCAATGATGCTCACGTAACGTGTAGCACAATCGCACAGTCAGGGGATGAAAATGAATACAATATTGATTTGGTACGAGATACTTATATTACAGACGATTATATAAATGAACCAAATGTGGCATGGATAACGTTCAAGTGGCCAATATAATGAACCAAATATGTCGGGCGTGAATATTATATATATCAGTATTATATACAAACATCAATGTATTATTTAGTTCGTCAACTACAACAATATTACCGTACTAAAATGATGCATATATTCATTATTTCAGTTTTAGTATATGCAGTAATAAACATGATTGAGAACTATATTCATTATAACATAGGTCGTAACAAAAACGATACGACCCAGTTCGAGTTTTTTTCACCATCTATGAAAGATTGGTCTCATATGGCGATTATAATGATAGTGTTTGCATTACTACAGGGTATATTGACCATAACAGTTGAGTACTATTTTGATTCCAAATAGAGACCCCCTTCTTATTAGGTTCTATAACTATACATAAAACCTAATAAAACATAACCTTCATATACTACAAATAGTCAGGTTCTCCCTATGCCTCCAAAATTCTATAAAAAAACTGCAAAAAGCAAAAGTACATCCACCATTTTATCGACCAACATAGCCCAAGCAAAATATTTATTCATTGTCGAATCCCCTTCTAAATGTGCAAAAATCGAGCATTTCTTAGGAGAAGAATATTGTTGCATTGCATCAAAAGGTCATTTCCGGGCCATAGAGGGTTTAACATCTATCGATACCAAAGATTCTTTTCAACCGACGTTCTCCATAATTGACGAAAAAAAGGACCATGTAAAGCAAATGGAGAAAGTTATATCCAGGTTCTCATCATCCAATATTTTTTTAGCTACAGATGATGATAGAGAAGGTGAAGCCATTGCATGGCACATCTGTATTCAGTTCGATTTACCTATAAATACGACCAAACGAGTCATATTTCACGAAGTGACAAAAGATGCGATACAATCATGTATAAAAACCCCCAGAATCATCGATATGAATCTAGTGCATGCACAACATGCTCGACAAGTTCTCGATATATTGGTTGGATATAAGATTTCACCCACTTTATGGAAGTATTTGTATAACAATAAATCCAATTCTTTATCAGCAGGGCGGTGTCAAACACCCGCATTACGTCTAGTATATGAGAACCATTTAACCAAAACAAACATATTGGATGAAAAATACAAAATAAATGCCTCCTTTTTCGCAAAAAATATACTGTTTCATTTAAATACTGACTTACAATCTAAAGACCAGGTTCTCCAATTCCTCGAATTATCTAAGAAATATAATCATCAACTAACTGTAGGAGAATACAAAAAGTCGACACGAGAACCTCCAAAACCATTCCATACATCAAGATTATTGCAAGTCGCAAGTAATGTTCTCCACATGTCTCCAAAAGATACCATGAATGTATGTCAAAAATTATACCAAGGAGGTTTTATTACCTACATGCGAACAGAAAGTATAAAATATTCGAAAGCATTTTTAGAAAAGGCAAGTACCTATATTGAGAACCTATATCATAATAAAAAATACATAGGAAATTTGGACAAATTGGAGAACATGGACACAAATAATCCTCATGAAGCAATTCGAGTCACTCAAATCGATGTAAGAGCTATACCCCAATGCGAAGACACCCGAATGAATACCATGTATAAGCTAATCTGGAAAAATTCAGTCGAAAGTTGCATGTCGGCCGCAAATTACAACGTATCACAAGTAAAAATTACAGCACCGAACGATATGCATTACACATATACATTAGAGATTCCTTCCTTCCTTGGATGGAAAAAAATAGAAGAAAAGGGAGAACCTATAGAAAATGAAAGTACACCAACTGCAATGCGTATGTATTTACAGAACATAGAGGCCTCCAAAACACAGGTTCTCTACAATACAATAAAAAGCGAACTGCATATATCAAATAAACATCAACATTACACCGAAGCCAGTTTAATCCATAAATTAGAAGAACTTGGTATTGGTCGCCCGTCTACATTTGCGACTATTGTAGATACTATTCAAGAAAGAGGATATGTAAAGAGAACAGACGTAGAGGGTATTACAAAGATGTGTGAAGAATACCAGTTAGTTGGGGAAAATATTACGACCAACCGAGTAGAAAAAGTATTTGGTGCTGAAAAGCAGAAATTAATAATAGAATCGATTGGAATCATCACAATTGAGTTCTTGATGCAATATTACCAAGATATGTTCTCGTATGAATATACAAAAAACATGGAATATGAATTAGATAAAGTATCAAACGGAGAACTAACTGAATGGGCAGCCATATGTCGTGCATGTGTGGAAGAAATAAAGCGTCAATCAAAACCAATTCGCCAAATTAAAAAACAATCCTATCCACTACAAGACGGATATGAGTTGATTTTTGAAAAATATGGCCCATCTATCAAACATACATTAGAAGATGGAAGCGTGGAATACATAGTTGCCAAAAAAAACATAGATTTAGAGAAGCTAAAAGAGAACCAATATAAATTAGATGATTTGATTGAAGTAACAGAACGTATTGTAGGTAAAATAGAGGACATAGATGTATATGTGAAGTCAGGTCGATATGGATTATATGTAGAATATGGTGATAAACGTATCAGCATAAAATCCGCACATATAACGTTCGAGACAATTTGTTTAGAGGATATAAAACAACTGTTAGAACTCCCAGACAAAAAAAAGGCCGTTTTAAGAGAACTGAATTCACACATGGATATAAGAAGAGGCCAATATGGGGCATACGTGTACTATAAGCGACCTGATATGAGTAAACCACAATTCTTAAATATTAAAAAATGCCCACACGGTTTTTTGAACTGCTCGGTAGAAACATTAGTGGATTGGTTATGTACAACATATAAATTACCTACACCCCCATCATGATAAAATATCCATTTATAGTAATAAGGTATTTATGGATATATTTTTCATAACCGCTATATTAAACTGGATAAATAATACATATAACAAACAAATTATTGTAAATGACAATGAAATACCTAGTTTTTATAATCGTTTGCCAAGTTGGAGAAGTATAGGAAAATATTTATTCTATAGTTTTTTTGCTAGTGTCTTATTAATACTTATGTTCATAATAATACCACTCATTTTCAGGTCACAATCATTTTATGCATATGTATTCATAGGTATTGCACTAGGTATATATGCGATATATAGCATAGTTAAGATATTTGCATGGTTAGTTGTCCCATATTGGAAACCTTACATATTAAAATATATATTGTATTTCATAACCATTCCGTCATTTATATGGTTATTTATAAATTTATTTACATATACACCGTTAAATTACACTCTAATTATATTCCCTGTTATATACTTGATATTTAGCATAATATACATATTCATAAAAGAATCCATATTCGACACGGAGTCGTTCAGTATATATAATTATTTAATAATAATATCCGTATTGACACTTGCTATATTCGTATTTGCAGAACCAATAATTATATTCATACTATCAGTAATATTCGCATTATTAGTTAACAACAATGCACAACCATACGGTTACTTAACCGTTATTTTACTATTATCTACCGTATTAATGGTTGCATCATCACTGATAATTTTAATATCCTATAAATTATTTTCATCAGCTTATAAAAAAAATACAGGGGAAGAGCCTGAATTATCCGGTTCATATGCGGAATATTATGACAATTACATGAATAGTATGAAAATGTTTATTACATATACTATCTTAATGACAGTCACATATAAGTTTTATATCAATGCAAATGCAGCAGAAAAACCTTCCAGATTCGTTCTATTTATAACAGGCTTTCTAACAAATATATTTGGTTTGCTTTTATCACATACTACTGCGTTTGAAATATTGAATTCGTCAAAATTTGTACACATATCTCGTAACATGATAATATAAAACCAAAAATGCGTATAAATAAATAATAACATATATTCATAATATTATTATGAAATATTATGAAACAAATTTCGATGAATATATACAATCTGCAGAAAAACATAATATTCACCCTGAATTAAATTATACATTTTCCAAATTTCCTGCAAACGTATATCACCTTGAAAATACTATATTATATGGTCCACCTGGTGTAGGCAAGTACACCCAAACGCTAACTTGTTTAAATCGATATAGTCCAACACATATGAAATATGATAAAAAAATAACAGTTACAACCGACAAACAAGAATATATATATCGAATAAGCGATATTCATTACGAAATAGACATGGCATTACTCGGTTGTAATTCAAAATCATTATGGCATGAGATATTCTTTCAAATTGTGGACATCATATCAATGAAACCCGATAAAATTGGGATTATTGTATGTAAAAATTTCCACCAAATTCACTCAGAATTATTAGATATATTTTATAGTTACATGCAACAATACAACCATAGTCACACAAGTATTTTTATAAAATTTTTTATAATAACAGAACACATCAGTTTTATACCAACTTCTATTATAAACATATGTCACGTAATAAATGTGGGACGACCAAACGCAACTGACTATAATTACATTTATATGAACAAGCAAGAAACAAGGGTAGAACCAACACCAAATAAATTTATAGAAAGAATTACATATACAAAAAATAAATACAATAATCAGGAATTACCCAACATGGTCAATCTTAACAAAATCCCACCCGCAAATATATTAAACATCAAAGAAACCAGACAATTTGAATTATTTAACTATTATAGTGGTGATATCCCAGAAGATATATTTAATATTGTGTGTGATAAAATTATTGCGGATATATATGCAATAAATAATTCCTGTTTTATGGAATTACGAGACAGTCTCTACAATATATTAACATATAACTTAGACGTGACGGAATCTATATGGTATATAATATGTCATTTTATTAATACAGGTGAAATAGAAGAATGTGATATATCCCACGTTTTGAATCGTATATATATTTTTTTAAAGTACTACAACAATAACTATCGACCAATATACCATTTAGAGAGTATTTTGTTTTATATAATAAATAAAGTGCATAAGCTAGATGAACCAAGCAAATGCATATAAAATTCTTGAGCTTGATATTGACAACCCCGATATTAATATAGATACAATCAAACGACATTATCGTTTGAAAGCGTTGACCTATCATCCAGATAAAAATAAGGACCCAAACGCACCTGCAAAATTTCATGAAATTAGAGATGCTTATGATTATTTATTAAAAACAGAAGGGTATTCTAACGGATATGAATCACCTCACAAAGATAATATGACGGACGCATCTTATCGTAATTTGTTTATGACTTTTTTAAAGAAAATATTAGAAAGTGAAAAGAGTAAAATGGTTGTATACAATATCATACAACGAATAACAACTCTATGTGAATCGAAAGCATGTGAATTACTTGAACGCTTAGATAAACCGACATTGATTATAACACGAAATATTCTTTCAAAGTATAAGGAAGCATTTCATGTAACAGATATATTAATTGACAAGATTTCCACACTAATACAAAATAAAAACGTGACAGACGAATATGTCATATTAAATCCAGCATTAAAAGATTTATACGAGAACAATTTATATAAGCTATCGATAACCGGAGAAGTGTATATTATACCCTTATGGCATCATGAGCTTGTATACGACAGCAATGGACATGATTTATATGTAAGTTGTTTACCGGATTTACCAAGTAATATAACAATTGACGAAAACAACAATGTGCATGTCGATATACATTACAGTATGCAGGACATATGGGGGAAAGATTATATACAAATAGAATGCGAAACAAAAGTATATCCAATTCAGGTAAATACATTAAAGCTAACTGCAATACAAACGATTATTTTTGCAAAGCAAGGGATATCCAAAATAAACGCAAAAAATATATATGACGTAACAAATAAAAGCGATGTACACATCACGCTACATATTTCAATGTAATGAAGAAAAAATATGTAAACTATTTACATATTTTTATAATGGTGTATATTTTATTTTTGCACGACAAAAGAACGATTTCCATGTTTTCGAAAGCGGTTCACATTACCTAACTTGACTACTATCTCTTACCAAAATCACATTACGAGGTTTGTATCCCAAATCAACAGTAGAAGAATTGTGAAAATCATCCATTCCGGTTTGAATGATTTTCATAACATCTTCTACTGTAAATAAGATAGGTTCGGGTTCACAGTATATTGGTTTATACAAGAACGTATATATCACCCAACACATTAAACCAACTACAATGGTTTGAAAAACAGTTTGGTCAACCGGAGCAGCATACATTTTTCCATAAATGTATAAATGATTGTTACAAACAATGTATACGCATAAAGTATTTCAATTTTTTACATTTTATGCAATAAAAAATGTTAGTAAATAATATTTTTATCGTATCATAACATAACAGTTTACTATATTTTTATTTTAGTTTTGCGAAGACTATTTGCTTTAAATTCTGTGCTGGGTGAAGTATTTTTTTTGCATAATTGAGGCTGATGGTTTGTGCTATTTTTATAGTAATTTATGTATATAAATAAGACATTTAAGCTGCCTTCTTGACGACCTTCTTCTTCTTCGGTGCAGAATCAGCAGCCGGTTCGGGTTCTGGTGCGGGAGCAGGAGCTGCCTTCTTCACGACCTTCTTAACTGGCTCCGGAGCTGGTGCTGAATCCTCTTCCTCTGCATCACTGTCATCAACTGTCGTATCCACAGCCGGCGTTGATGTAGATGTTTCCATTTCATCTTCATCAGCGACATCAGCTGATGTAGTTGGAGCAGAATCCATTGCCTTGATATCATCAGTGGACAGCTCAATATGACACTTGCCATATACACTCACCACCTCCTGAGGCTTGACAACACATTGGTTTACCTTCCAAGTGACACCCCAGCCCTTGCCACCAAACCACAATCCGCCGCATTGGATTACAGTTGCGACTTGACTGCTCTTTGGTACAAAGTCCATGGGTGTCATGTTGTCATTATCACATGGAAACAACAACTTCGATGCGGTATCATAAATCTCTACGCCCCACTTATTTGCATAGAATGGTACACGCGCACGAATAGAAGGTGGCTTAGAATAGTCAAACTTCTTAGTAACCTTATCCTTTGTATACTTTAAGAAAGGAAAGAAGTTATGCTTGACGACCTCTCTGGACAACTCTTCGCCAAACCACGCATCACTATACTTCACCGCATCATCAAGAATTTGATTCTCAAATGCCTTCATCTTATCCAGAAACATACTTGTAGCAGGAGTCTTGTAAGAATCATTTGGAAACACAAGCGACATACTATACTTACCGTCAGACTCACCTGTCTTCTCATCCACATAATCCCCAATACCCCATGTCATCATAAGGGGAGTAGAAATATGAAGAGACCGATTCGACTGTGTACTAATAATATTAATAGACTTTCCACCACGGTCATTAACCTTAGGTTGCATGTAACGCAATGCGTTGGTATTCCACTCAGTGGTCTTTAGAACAATAGGAGTTGACTTTGACATTTTATCTATAACGAAAACCTTACAATTATACTATATCATATATGCAGTCCTTTAAATCAATTTTCTATATATACTGATGATAAAGTATTAAAACCATAATTATTTGAACCAAAAACACATACAAATCAATGTCATTTCTGCATCATTGTCGCATGACATGTTCTCGATATATATACAACAAATATTACTAATTATATCATAATAACATATAAACACAATAAGACATACAATTATATAAATGAATGAAATCGCAGTTGATACGTATAATGAACATAATGCAAAAAACACACTCGATAAAACAGTAATAAATGATACAACCATTAAAAGAACCAAGTATAAAAAGAAGGTTATGTCTGTATTCACATACACTGACTATATAACAAATAACATCACACTAACGACGTATACCATGCCCATATTAAAACAAGTATGTAAGTCTTATAAACTATGTATATCTGGTAGAAAAAGAGAAGTAATCGATAGACTAACAAGATATTTTCATCGTATTAAAAATGCCATTATAATCCAAAAGTACACGAGACGACACATGATACAAATGTTTATTAGAAAACAAAAAGAAAATAATAAGCTGATTGGACAATGTGTAAACGATACTGATTTTTCTACACTTGACCCATTAAACAGTTTGTCTCCTTCGTATTTATATTGTTACACCGATACCGACAATTTCACATATGGTTTTAATATTGCGTCATTAATCGAATTAATTCGCAACACACCAAAATTATTAAATCCGTATAATCGACGAGAAATATCAAACATGCAGCGAAATAATATCATTTCAGTTTATAACATAACAACTCTTATTGACCCGTCATTTAAAGAGTCAAATCTGTATTATCATACATATAGTCGGGTGGTTCCTCACACGCCTAGACGTGCAGCTGTAAATAATGTAATAGAACGGAATGTAAATATAGAAAATAGTGTAAATAGAGAATTTAATATCCACTCTACAGTAAGTTCGTATAACAATTACCATCCATTTACGAATATTACAAATGAAACTGCGCATAGACAATATCAACGTATAGAAAGAATACGTAACGAAACAGTAGATACACGTATTACCCAATTATTCATAGAAATCGACCAATTAGGTAATTACACACAAAGTTCTTGGTTTAATGAATTATCTCATTTACAATACGCTCGCTTATATCGTGCTCTGTATGACATATGGGCATACCGAGGACAAATATCTTTAACATTAAAGCTTCAAATATGTCCATTCCACGGGCCATTTGAAGGTATCTTTCATGTGACTGTGCGGCATTTAGATTTATCCATTGACGATTTAAAAAGGGCATGTCTAATTGTATTTGAAAACATGGTATATAGTGGAATAGACGATGATGCAAGAAAAATTGGATGCATACATGCATTATCTGCATTAACTATAGTATCATATTCAGCTAGAGCAGCATTACCGTGGTTGTTTGAATCTATCGCATTTTAATGATACGAACCAGTAACAAAAATATAAGTACATATAAATTGTAATAAAAAGATAGAAGTTTTTTATTACACAACGTAATACAATGAATAAACCATCCAATGTATGTTTTCAAGACGCAAAAGCATTAGATTACACATGTATCGAGAGACGTTTCCATTTATATACCCGAGACCTGGATGTAAATAATAAATCATATATTTATGGTGAAGTTGACCCAACTATAATCATTTCACTACTGTATAATGAACATATACTACGAGATGGTGAATCTTTTTTAGATATAGGAAGCGGTTGCGGAAAATTAATGATAAGTCTAGCTAGTAATACGAACTTTGCACATAATTATTTTACAGGAATAGAAATACACAAAACTCGTTATGATGCATCGTTAATATTACTAGATAAATATGAATTATACGAAACCGTAGAATTTATTCTGGGTGATTATAGAACATTATATTTCAAAAATTACAATGTATTATATTGTTGTAACACGATTTTCGGTGAGAAAGAAAACGAAGAATTATTTGACAAAATATTGCGAGAATTTACTGGATATTGTATTCTATTTGAATATAATAATAAAATGGCTGCATATCTCATAAGAACTTATATAGTTAAAACATCATGGAACAATAATGTTAATATTTGGTTGTTTCGAATTTAATATATTTTGAATATTTCAAATAAGTTTGATACGATTCATGGTATGAAACTTATGACTACTTACTAAATAATATATATTAGCGTAAACTTACTTAAATAATACACACTATGTAGTGTATACAAGCCAGAATGGTTAGAGCATCTAAGACTACTTCCGCACCCACCGCCACTACTACCCCTGCCAAGGCCAAGGCCCCTTCCAAGAAGGCCGAGGCTGCCGCCCAATCTGCTGAGCCCGCAGTCTCTGCCGCTCCTGCTACTCCCGCCGCTGCTGCCCCTGCTGCTGCAACTGAGCCTACTGCCCAGACATCCGTTGCTGCTAGAATGGCTGAGTTCAATGCAAAGCTCCAGCAGCTTGCTGGTTTGTTTGCTACCGTTAAGAATGACTTCAAGACTTTGGAGAAGATTATGTCCCGTGAGATGAAGCTGGCTGCCAAGGCTTCTACCAAGAAGCGCCGCAGCTCTGGTGACAGAAAGCCCTCCGGTTTCGTGAAGCCCACCGTTATCAGCGACGAGCTCGCTCAGTTCTTGGGCAAGGAGATTGGTACCGAGATGGCCCGCACTGAGGTCAGCAAGGACATCAACACTTACATTCGTTCCCATAATCTTCAGGACAAGGCCAATGGACGCATCATCCATCCTGATGCTAAGCTCACGAAGTTGCTTAAGGTTGCCAAGGGTGACGAGCTCACCTACTTCAACCTTCAGCGCTACATGAAGCACCACTTCCAGAAGGCGCCTGTTGCGTCTGCATAAACACAATCATATATTATAAAAAATATAAAACACCATTCGATAAAAAATAAATAACAATAATCGATAAAAATAATCACCTTACGATGCAGTACGATTTATAAACTTGGAACGAAACTACAAAAATTATAACAATATTAAATTGTTATAATTGTTAACGCGCTAATATATACACCGATGAACATATAAAATGGGACAAACCACATACGGTGGTTTACATTTTAATTGATTTATCGGTAACGTTGCCATTGAATATTTATTAGAACGCCCAGTCGGCGTCCCAATTTATACCAGTGAAGATTTAAAACCGCACGCTAACATCGTGCTTGGTTTCAAATCATTACTGATATCTTGCTTGAATAATTAATCTGCCGTGCGGATTTAATTATTCAAGGGTGTAAATATTCAAGGGTGTAAAATACTTTCATAATTAAACAACATAAAGTATTATAGCATGTACTGTATATTATGAGTACATCTGCTAACCAAAATCTCAATTATATGAACGTGGACTTACAAGAATTCGTGACTAAGTATGTAGAAACCAACAAGCCCGTCATTTACATCTTAACGCCGTGTTTTGGTAGTGTATGTTTTGTGAATTATGTTCATTGTTTAATGCAAACACGGGATTTATGTAGACAATTAGGGGTAGAAACGCAAGTACTTTTCTGTAAAAGTGATAGTCTTGTTTCGCGTGCTAGAAATAATTTGGTAGCAAAAGCGATGAATGACCCAAATATGACCCATATATTTTTCATTGACAATGATATTACGTGGAGTCCATTTGATGTTATTAAGCTAGTGGTTGCAAATAAACCAGTAATTGGAGGTATTTACCCATTAAAAACGTATAATTTTGATAAAATGATTCCAACGGAACAAATACCCAACCCTACTGGGCGTATTATATCACTAAAAAATGAATCACAGCTAAAATCAGTGAACGATGTAGATGCGATACAAATGAGTATGTTGCGATATAATGTAAATTATATTTCAAAACAACTCAAAATCGAGCAAAACTTAACGCAAGTAAAACATATTGCGACCGGTTTTATGATGATACAGCGTGGTGCTATTGAAAAAATGTTTGCTGCTCATCTGGATACTAAATATACAGATGATGTCAACTTTTTAGTTCCAGAAGAAAATAAATATGCATATGCATTATTTGACTGTGGGGTGGTTGACGACCATTATTTATCAGAAGATTGGATGTTTTGTAATCGCTGGAGTAAATTAGGAGGTGAATTGTGGATAGATATTACCATTAATCTTACACACACTGGCATTCATGATTTCAAAGGATGTTATATGTCTTCTTTATTCATGTAAATACAAAACCGGCTTTTGACATAATGTCGTGAATCATGTTTTGATTGGATGGTTTCGAAGTTATTTGGATAGTATCAACTCCCATTTCTGGTATATGATTTATAGTAAATAAATCACATATTATCAATAGTTCATTTTTATTGTCTATGTAGTTTCCATTTGCACATACCCAATCATAAAATGTCGTGGATTGTGAGTTACTATTAGTTACACTTGCTATACTAGATATATATTTTGTATACCAATTGATAGTAGTGTCCAAATTCGTTTCAGTATGCGTGTTATAGTCAGTACCGGACAATACCATTATTTGACGAAATACTTCTTCTGTCATACATAGTTCTTCCAATATACTAGTCGTATCATACAAGATAACAGTCTTATTCAATAAGCTAATATTACGTAATACACAGTTACAACCATATACAAACATATCCATGTCGTCACTCAAGCATGCCCATGCTTTACCAGATTTTACCATATACGCACATACAGTATCCGCTTCACTTTGTGATTCATAATACATTACACCGTATGCTGTTAATAAATCTTTTACTTGTTGAATGTCATTTTCTGTTAACCTAACAAATTGTTGTTTAAGTTCATTCATTTGTTGTAACATTGCTTGTTTTTCAGTAGGGGACAAATCTACATCCTTATTATATTCATTCATTAGTTCTTCATACTTATGTTCTGCTTTTTTCTTCTCGATTCGACGCAGTCTTAATAATTCGCGTTTTTCGGGGGGTGGTTTACCGTCAAATACAAATAAAGGTGTTATTTTGTTTGCAAGTAATAAAGAAACTAACATATACATATTTTCCATCAAAGCGTTTTCACTTAGATATCTATACATATAAATGCTAGTATCAACCACTATTATTTTATTTTCAAGATGTGATAGTTGTATCTTACGAATTGATTTTTTACCACAGTTTTCTCTCAAAAACCTGTTTAAATTTTTAATACCCATTATTTATTTTTAGTGTTATTACCATTTAATTTAACGATAACTAGAAATCAATTTTCTCATATACACATTTGAATATTTATCTATCGCTATATTAGATGTTAACCGAAATATCGAATAAATTTATACAACTAACGGAAACCACATTGCGCAAGGTTTATAAAACACCACAAGGCAGGTTAGGACAACCTGCTACTAAAATGTTGTCACTATTATTTAATCGTGTTGCTCATGCAAATGCATCATGGGAACAGAATAAGTCGACCATAGTATATAATTATATCACGATAAATAAGCCAGATATGTCGAGTTATCCAACCGACCTAAAACAATCTATCGAGAACACAATACATTGGTACAACACAATTATGTTTAAAGTTGGAGAACGTGAAGTAATAGTAGTAATAGGAAATACAACCAAACCAACCAAATATGACATTGACCGGATTGTAAAACGCGTCTATATGTGGTTAAATGTTGCATCGTTTTTTGCAGATGCGAAATGTTCTCAAACTCTCACAATATATCTCTCTATGGTGAATGATATAAAACAATTACCGACAGCTAGTTTGCAACATATCAATCGAGAACATGTTAATACTGCATACACATATTCATGTACAAAAAATAACGAAATACACATTTTTCGTAGGGAAGAATGGTTCAAAGTTCTCATACATGAAACATTTCATAGTTTTGGATTAGATTTTTCGGAATTTAATTTCACAGTTACAAACAATATGATATTAAAAATATTTCATGTCATTGCAGATGTTCGTATTTTTGAATCATACTGTGAAATTTGGGCAGAATTAATCAATAATATATTTGTTGTATTCTTTTCCACAAAATGGAATGAAAATCAAGCAAAATGGCTACAAACATGCGTCAACAAACTACATGTTCTCATATTTAACGAACAAGTGTTCTCTATGTTCCAATGTGCGAAAATTCTTACTTATTTTAATATAGAATACAATGATTTGTTGTATGCTAATAATAAAACCAAAAGTCCTAATAAGAACTATCGTGATAAAACACACGTACTATCCTATTATATAATCAAAACTATACTACTATATCATATTAACGATTTTATAGAAGAATGTATTCACATAAATGGATATTCGATTCAGTTTGACAAGAATGCAAGCCGTATTAACGAGAACATGCATAAATATTGCCAGATGGTGAATAAACTACACAAAAATCCGCCCTTTATAACAGAATTAAACAACACGTCCAAATGTTTGTCTCATGCTAAATTAGCTAAGTATATTAAACAATCGCTGCGTATGTCCTTGTATGAACTGAAATAATAACAATAAAAAATATGCACCCCCCCGATGTGCACATTTTTTTAAATGTTTGTTTTATTCGTATTTTTTATTCGTATTTGATTGATTAGGCACTATCACATGTCAATTCTTCCAGTGTCATGGGTGTTGAATCTGGATAAATTGTCTTATCCATTTCATTGTCGCTCGAATAGTCAAACGAGGTTTCAACGCCAATGGTAGAATTCGAGCGAATGTTATGTAACTCAAGTTGTAACTGCGCAATAATCGCATTTTTAGCAGCCAACTCACGTTCTAGTAGTAAATTTTCGGCATACAACTGATGAATATTTCGGTCACATTCCGTTTCTTCAATTGGCTTATGGTTAATGCGAATTTCGAAGTAACCTGGACGAAGACTACCGTCGTGTGATACGACATTAGACTGATAGAAATTACAACGCTTTCCGCGATAAATATAACCCTTTTGACGGTACTGCCCGTAAGTATTCAACTTTTCACGAAGGTTGCGCGCATTTTGTGTATCGTACCAATACTCGAAATGAACAAATGCCGCCTTCACTGGAACCGGTGAACTAGGTACATCACGGTCTACGAAATCAATACGTCGTACCTTACCAATACGAAGTATTTTTTCAAGGAAGTCACGCAAGTACTTGGGCAAGAAAGGATGCATCGTATCTAAGTGATTACATAGAACCAAATGATTGGACAAATACGGAATATAAATACTATTCCATTCCCCTGATGGAAGTTCCAACTGGGCAAACTCAGTTGGCGGCTCAACTACAAGCTCGCTAATGGGTTGGTTGACAATATTACTCATTCTATAAATAGAAGTAAACTAAGTTAAGATGCATCTAGTTACAACACCAAAATAATATCAATTTTTTACAAAATAGAAATCTATGTTGTAAAACGAGAACAAGAAAGAATATTACGCGAGTTCTTTTCGCAATTTCATCAATAACATATCTGGTTCAGGGTCACTACGTCGAACAAACTTAACTAATTTGGCCCGTTTAGTATCCATAAGAATTCGTTTTAAATCGAGGTTTTGAGAGAATTTTGCCTCAAGTGCAGTATATCGTTCCGCTTCATTTCTTGGATTACGATTAAGACTATAAAAATCGGCATCTACTGTTACATTAACCGGTCTTACTTGTATATCATTATGTTTACCATGTTTAGTTAATGCAGCATTTGCCATATCAATGTTTCTCGACAATTCACTTTCGCTATCCAACGAAAACATCTTGTAAAAATCTGGAAATCCCTTTTTATAATGGGCACCAAGTACATAGTGTGTTACCGTGCCCCATCGATGCCCATCTACTGTAAACGGTGACATCCATGAATCATCCAACTTTTTACGCCAATCATACGTAATATCATTTTTCTTTTTGCTATTGAGATTGTTAAATTCGGTAATTTTACTCGACGGAATAGATTCCCCAATGCCTTTACCTGCATTAGGAATACCATTTGACTTAGCATGAAACATAAACACAACATCACTATCATATAAATCCTTATTTAAAACATCATCTTCATCTACCGTCGGTTTACCATAATCTGCATCCATACCTAATTTTGTTTTATATTGTCGAAAGTCATCAATCAAATAATATATTCCAGAATTGCGCTCGAGACATTTATTTATCACCATCGTTTTTATGTTATAAGGTATTTCACGAAACTTGAAAATCGTTTTATTTTTATAAGAAATTAACCTATAATGATTCTTATCATAACTCGTAATAATATAATATTCAGGAGCAAATTTTTGCACATTGTTATGTGTTGGACCACACAACAACACCCCATCGGTATCATGATTACTATACGAGTTTTCGTCTAATATAATCATTTTAATGTTTAACAAGCGTTCGCATGTCGATATTGCCCATTCATCCGCCCAATATTGGGGAGTCATAATAAATTCACGCAATTGGTCAATCGTTGCAATGTCTTGCATATACAAATATTCGTTCAATAAGTTCTTGGTAATGCCACGGTGTTCTTTCAATCTATTATAGCGTTCAGATAATTCAGTTGCATCGGTTAATATTTGTTTATGTTCTGCTTTGTCTGTAACGTTTAAGATGCGTCGTTTCATTTCTTTGTTCAGTTTTTCAATCGCAGTCATTTCTGTGTTAATATGTTGATACTCCGTTAAAAAATTCGTATACAATGTTCTATATTCCTGAAACAAATCATCGGTTACATTTCTTGCCACAAGCGCCCGTATTTTACTAACAGATGTTTGCATACCAATCTGTCGAAACGCATCGCGTATAACCGCGAAAAAACATTCTCCTTTACCCTCATTTTCATGAACTGAATATTTATTATTTCGAAAAAAAGTCTCAACCCAATTATTCTTAGTCGACTCTTTATATTCATCACTAAGCTCATCGCTATCTAACTTACTTTCTTCGTGTAATTCGTCGCTAGTTTTGTTGGATTCATCCATTGTAAAAATAGAATCACCAATCACATTTGACGTTTTCACTACGCCAGTAGACATCTGTGAATCTGCAATATCTAATTTCATCACATCATCCATATTTGTTACGTCTAATTCTAATTTATCCATAGTGGCATCTTTATCTATATTAATAGCACTATTTGTACCATGTTTACTAATTAATTTATTGACATACTTGACCGATGCAAATATCAATATATTTCCATTTTCCATATTTATACTGTCATCATCCATGCTGTTAAGCATTGTAGAATCTTTGATTTCAAACACACCTATACGCGATACAGGTGTATCATTCACAACAAGATAAATAGAACAATATAAAACCCCATACTTCGAATATGTATATTTTATCTTACCAAGAGCAATTTCAATGTCAATGCCATTCCACTCATAGTCATATATGCTTGCATCATACTCTATATCATCTTTATCTATACCGTATCCATTTTCATAGTGGATATGCGCAGGTTCATATAATGACTTTATCATAATTATATACATAATAGGATTATTTTTATCTCAATTACTATAAAAATAATATATACATTGATCTAAATCACTTCAATAAATCCATCATATCCATGTATTTAAAAATGGTTCGACTTGACATTCCTGGATATTCTTTCGTTTTATATTTCGAATAACAATCTAGTTTTTCTTTGATAAATAACAAACCCTCATTTTTGCTTATTTCAGTATGCATATTGGTAACAAAAATATTCATAATCTCTGTTAATTCATTTATTTCTTCGGCATGAGTTATATCACATACGCTACCATCAATCATTTTGATAATCTTAACAGCGATATCACTTACTTGTTCAATAGTAAAAACACCATTTTTATAAGAATTTATGATAAACAACATCAACGCGCGCCGCTCATCGTTTTGTTTGTTCACAATACAATACTTATTATAATCAATATTTGGGTCTACAAATTCTATTTTGTCTAGTGCTGATACCAATTTATCATATATCACAGTACAAGTACTTGCAAAATATTCATGTAATGACATAATACTCACGTATAGTTCTGCATATAACATAGAATAATACTGATTGCTACATGCAACATGTAATAAGGTATCTACTATTTGAGAAACATATTTATTTTTAGTTTTAGTTTCACTGTTATCGTCATCCTCATCTTCCTCCGCTTCTTCTTCGTCTAGTTTAATAATAGAGTTAATGGTTTCGATGGCATTATTTTTTTGAACATCATAGTTTGCGGTGGTCATTTTATTTAAATATTTCTTTAAATCACCAAATAAGACATCCGCTCCTTCCTTTTTCACAATAACCGTTGCTTTAAATACTTCTTTCTTTTTCCACAATTCAGTAGATTCATGCTTCGAACGACGTACTGATGTATCAAGACTTTTATGTTTATTATGATGATTACTTACACCTAGATGTGCATGAAGTACGCATATATTATTCACTATATTGGTTGGTAATTCATATGAATATAAACTATTAACAATAGTATCATAAACTTCCAAGGTATACATGATAACAGATGTAATATACTTGGTACATAATTTCTATATTTGTTGGTAATTTAATATATATATTGAATACACTTAAACGTATTTATATAAATAATACAGCAAACATGGAGGATTCAAATGCAGAAACTGAAAATTTCAAAGAAGTAAAACGATGGGATGATTTAAATTTAAAAAACGAATTACTACGAGGTATTTATGCAAATGGTTTTGAAATGCCAAGTGAAATTCAACAAAAAGCAATATTACCAATAATCAGTAAACAAGACGTAATTGCACAAGCCCAGTCAGGAACTGGTAAAACGGGTACATTCACTATTAGTGCACTACAACTTATTGACATAACGAAAGAGACACTTCAAGCAATCATTATTGCGCCAACACAGGAACTAGCTCGACAAATTCACTCCGTTGTGGATAGAATCGGCGCATTCATGCCTGGTCTACGAAATCAACTATTAGTCGGCGGAACATCTGTACAAAATGATATAAATAAAATACGCGAAGCAGTACCACATATTGTGGTTGGATGTTCTGGGCGCATTTTTGATATGATTAAGCGAAAACACATTAACTTAAGTACAGTACAACTATTCATATTGGATGAAGCGGACGAAATGTTATCGCGCGGGTTTAAAGAACAAGTTTACAATATCTTTCAATATTTAAGCAATGATGTACAAGTCGCCATATTTAGCGCAACATTATCACCTGAAGTATTACAAATAACCAGTAAATTCATGCAAAATCCGGTTCAAATAACAATGAAACGTGAAGAACTAACGCTGGATGGTATTGAACAGTATTTTATTGCGATGTATTCAGACAACGAGAAATTCGAAATATTAAAAAAAATGTTTGAACAGCTTACTATATCACAAACCATTATTTATACTAATAATGTTAGACGGGTAAGTGATTTATATGATGCAATGAAGCGAGATGGATTTCCAGTATGCTGTATTCATAGTTCAATGGAAAAAAATCAACGTACACTAGCAATGGATGACTTTCGTGCGGGTAAATATAGAGTATTAATTTCATCAAATGTTACTGCGCGTGGTATTGACATTCAGCAAGTAGGTACGGTCATTAACTTTGATATTCCCAACTGTGTTCATACCTATTTACATAGAATTGGTAGAAGTGGACGTTGGGGACGAAAAGGTATTGCAATTAATTTTATAACCGAGCAGGATATTCATGTTATGAAACGTATTGAACAACATTATAAGATTACTATAAAGGAATTCCCTAATGTAATATAAAACGTATGCGTTTATCGCATTACCTTTTTATTACTATAATATGTATAGTAATGATTTTATTTGCATCCATATCAAATAATACTCCCGTCGAACCAAAAACGGCGGAAGATGACGAATCACTGTCGTTTGATATAGATACTACCTTTAAATTACCGATTCAATATTTAGACGAAGATACCCTGTTTACATTAAACGATGTCGTTGCATATGACCTTGAATTAAAGCCAAATTCGACACCAGAACAAAGTGTTACAATGTATGAGCATTTATTTAAACCGAAGCATGCATTTGCAAGACAAACCATACCCTTATGGCAACAACAATACACTACAGATATGCTATATTTGAACGACACCAAACAAGTACTTTCAAAGTTTGACACATATAATAATGCAATCAGTAATCAGGCATATAATCTTGATTGTGATAAAATTAAAATGATATGGAAATCAATCAAAATGGATAGCTATTTTTTAGAAAAGTATAATTACATGGATTGGGAGATGTTAAAACCGTTTAACGAATCGTCTTCGTTTCTACAAATATTGTCTGTTATACACATATTGTCACCCGTAATTAGTTTTGCATTACCAATCCTATTCCTTATTTTACCTTTCATCTTATTAAAAATCCAAGGAATACCGATTAACATGAACGTATACATAAGTACATTACAAAATGTAGCTAAAAACCATTTTATTGGTAAAGCAATAAGCAGTATTACCGATATGAGTTGGGATAAAATCGTTTACTTGCTAGTGATGTTAGGGTTATATGTATTCCAAATATATCAAAATATAATACTTTGTAAACGTTTTTACTCGAACATAGTTAAAGTCAACGATGAATTGTTCGAACTGCGTAACTATATAGACTATACTATTCATTCCATGGAAATGTTCTCCCAATGTTATACGAATTGTAAATCATACAATGACTTTCATAATACATGTAATGAGCAACTAGTCACATTAAAACAAATAAAACACGATTTAGATGATATATATCCATTTGAACGTTCTTTGACAAAATTTAAAACGATTGGATACATGCTACAATGTTATTATAAATTGCACTCTAATAGTAAATATGAAGATAGTATTCGTTACTCTGTCGGCTACCATGGATATATTGATAATTTATCAGGTGTTTCATCTAATATTCGTTTAGGTATCGTATCATATGCAACATTCGACAATACAAATACTTGTAAATTTAAACAATTGTATTATCCTGGATTGTCAAATGACGAAGCGATTAAAAATGATTGTGACTTCACTAAAAACATGATAATATCTTCGCCTAACAAATCTGGAAAAACAACGGTATTAAAATCAACCGCACTCAATATCATTTTTTCACAACAAATTGCATGTGGGTTTTATAAATCGGCTACGCTGACCCCATATACACATATCCATTCATACTTAAATATACCAGACACATCCGGAAGAGATAGCTTATTCCAGGCGGAGTCTAGACGCTGTAAAGAAATTATTGACAATATCAAGCAATTTAACGATATTAAATTTCGCCATTTCTGTATGTTTGATGAATTATATTCGGGAACAAATCCAGTGGAAGCATCCAAGGCCGGATACGCATTTTTGGAATATTTGCAACAATATTCGAATGTTAACTTTGTGTTAACAACCCATTATTTGTCCATTTGTAAAAAATTCAAAACGTCACCGACTGTACAAAATTACAAAATGGTTGTTCTAGTAAATGAAGATGGCACATTTAAATATACATATAAAATCAAAAAGGGTATTTCTAATCTAAAAGGAGGGGTAAGAGTATTAAAGGATATGGATTATCCACAACATATAATCAATACCATAGAACGTATAAAGAAATAGGGCAAAATAGGTTATAAATACTCAAGTAAATGAATATAATACAAACTTGGAAAACACATGAATTACCTGCATGTTATTATAACAACTCTATGAAATTGCAATCATTAAACCCTGACTGGAAATACATGTTATTTGACGACAATGATATCGTTGTCTTTATAAAAGAAAAGATGCCACAATATTACAATGCATTCGCAAACATGAAATATAAAATTCAACAAATCGACTTTTTTCGCTATTTGGCGATTTACCATTATGGTGGAGTTTATCTAGACCTTGATGTAGAACCGTTGGAATCACTTGATAATATATATTACGAATATGGAGACCAATGTATATTCCCGGTCGAATTGCAGAACATAACCGATTCAATTATAACTTCACAAGGGTTCCCCCATTTAATTGGTAATTATGCTTTTTATTCACCACCAAATCATCCATTTTTGAAGCGAATTATTGACAATATTATATGCCAACGCATAATACCTGAAAATATTTTAATTGCTCAAGGTGAAAACAGTGACTCGCCATCGCAAGTATATGTATATTGTACGACTGGACCATTACTTGTAACACAATCATTAATCGACCATGGTATACATTCAGTATATTTA